CTAAGAAATATCGAATTCGTCAGAAATTGTTTCATCAGGCTCATTGCTAGAACCTTCTCTCAATCTATCAAGTAGCTCTTTTTGAGCATCTGGAGTAGGTCTAGTTAAGACTTCATCCATAGATTTGAGTTCAGAAACAAGCTCCTGCTCTGCTTCTGTCAATGGGCGAGGTTTACATTTAAGAGCTTGTAGTTGATACTCAACATTATAAGCCATTGGGCCTGTTTTAACTCTTTTAAAATGTACATCCCATCCAGTTTCAGGATCGGTAGGATCGCCGAGATCTTCAGCTGCTACCATGATTTGTTCAAGTAATTTCTTTTTAAGATTAAGCACTTTGATTTTGCCATCATGTATACACTGAATAGCATATGACCAGCCGCACTTAAGCTCAGGATGATATTCTCTCACCCAGTCTTTTTCTACGTTGGTAAATGCTTCTTTGTTCCTATCGAATGATAGGCATTCGAACGGTAAGTTTTTTCCATTCTCACCTTTTAGCCAGTATACATATCTTGGTAACATGTCACCGACCATTCTTACTTTGTTATCGCCTTCTACATATTGGTAGCTATCGATTTTGTTCTTTTGGGCTTCGCCCTTGGCTTGATTAAATTTTATTGCCATTTTATTTCTCCTATAGTGATTTCTTCAAACAAAAAGCGAATATAATCGCCCTCTATCTTTAGTAATCTATTGTTTTTAATACTGTCCTCGTTCCCTGTAAAGTGAAGGAGGTCTAATCTGGTGTCTTTCGTTTTTTGATATTCAAAATAGTTGCGTAGAGAAGCGACACCTGCATACTGCGCAATCTCGCTATCTGAATATCTCCTTCTTTGAATAAATAAAGGTTTTGGATTTAACAAGAAACTATGTCCATGAAAATTTTTAGTCCAAAACTTATATATTCTGTCATGTCTATTCACTGGTGGAAGTTTATAAGTAAGTATATGGAGGATTGTTAAGATATCCTTAACACTGCCATTGCTTTCCCTTTTTACTTTTTCCCAATTATAGAATAACATATTATATCAAAAATTTAACTCCATGTCAAGATATATTTTTTCATGCTATATTTCAGATACTTCATAGCTTTGTCGTATGTAGTATCCCATTCTTGCAGTTGCCTGTTTTTTAGCTGTTCGCCCTTCTAAGTGTATATCTACAATTACAGGCTGAGGCTTTCCGTCATACATCCGTATAACACGACCTATGAGCTGAGTTAGTAGTGGTTCATTGTTTACTGGAGTAGCTAATATAAGACAACTCAAACAATCAACACTAATTCCCTCACTAAAAATCGACTGTGTTCCACATAGCACACTTTTATCATTATAAATTTCTTTAATAAGCGCAGGTCTTTCTTCATATGGAATAGCTCCAGTTACGCAGATTGCATCATCACCAATGAGACGAGCACACGCTTTTAGAAAATCAACTCTATCACTTACTAATAAAACTTTGTGTCCTTTTGCAGCATAACTTGCTGCTAGCACTGCCATAGTATTTTGGTATTCCCAATCATATGCAAGTGCGTTAATTTTAGATGCCCAATCAAGTGCACCATCATGAAATCTTATTCCACTCTTTAAGATATCAACTCGTGGAGTAAGATAGTTTTCTTTGGGTGGTTTAAATACTGTATTTGAGAAGTAGTCACGAAATATTACATGTCGTCCATCCTTTCTCTGCATTGTACCAGTAAGTCCAATTTTGTATCGTGCGCGAGAGGCATCAATAAGTCTGGTAAAAGTAGGCGAAGATACATGGTGCATCTCATCCAATATAATTGTACCGAACTCATTTGCGATTTTGTCGACATTTCGATAGAGAGTTTGTACGTTTCCAACGACAATGTTACTATTTATGTCAAACTTTCCCGAGCCAATCACACCCGCCGCAACCCCGAAGACTTTTTGTACTTCTTTTTCCCACTGAGATCGCAACGCTAATGTATGTGTTACTATAAGCGTTTTTTGTTTTAATTTATTTGCGATAGCTAACGCAGTAAATGTCTTACCCCAGCTTACCCAAGCGTTAATTATACAACTGCTATCAACTTCGTCATATACTTTTTGTTGTGATTCTCGTAAAGTAAACTTAAAGTCATAAGGTTCTACTGGCTTGTCAACCCTCTTATCGACAATTTCGTAGTCCTCTGGTATCAAATCAGTACGACCTGCAGGTACAGTAACTAGACCAGCACGAATTATACCCATATTTTTAATTATGATGGGTGGATCGATTGGTCGCCTTGGGGGTATACTGTATGTAAGTTCTTTATCAAGCTGTGACTGATAAGAAGAAGTTACCTCCATGTATATTCTGTTAGAGAGTACTGCTTTCACTTTTTACATACTCTAACATTGTAAGAAGAATATTGGTTTCGTTCTCATAATTTAATGTCTTATAATTAATATTGTTACTATCAAGAATGTTCTTTAGACTTGCGTCAATTTTCATTGATTCTTCTCTTGATTGTTTTCTCCCTGTAGTTTCGTAACTCTCTGTGCGTTCTAAGAAGAAATTTATATTCTTATTTCTATAATAGCTCTCTAGGACAAGCTGAGATAATGCGTCTGAGTACGGGGATTTTGAATATGCGTCTTTATAGACGATACTCAAAAGGGTGGGAGAGTCCGTAATACAATACTCAACTTGTCCTTCGAGCCGATAAACTTGTCGGTTTTGGTTTCCAAAAATATATAATTGATCTGATAAAGGATCTGTATGCTTTTCCCAGACGAGCTGTTTGGGGAACTCATTTACAAGTTCCACACTAAAATGCTGGGCTTTCATTGCCCAAAAGAGTCCAGCAGCCTGTGACGACTTACCTGACCCCGCTCCTCCGAAAAAATTAACTACTATCATTCTTCGAAGAAAGCATATACTATGTCATCTGAAACTTCATATGGATATACTGTATTGCCATCTTCCATTTCAAACTCCTCGCCCCATTCAAAATCTTCAGGTATTTCTTCAAGTCCTAAATGTTTTGCAACTTGCTCTGTTATTTCATCCCCATCCATTTCTTCTTCGTCAATTGAAATTTCACCGTCTGCAGCGTCTATCCAAAGTTTTCCAACAAAATTTCGAAACTCATCTTCATAAGTCATTTTTAATGAAACATTTGGATCAAATTTCATAAGATATTTTATTATGTTTTCACACATCTGAGAAGGGGGTGACCAAGCAGAATATCCACTAAGCCAATCACTAGACCAATCTTCAATGTTACACCACTTTGCTCCTACATTGTCGCAGTAATAATCCCACGAATTTACTACAAATCCTTCTTCATCTAGTTCTGCTTCGGGCATAAAAGGTAAGGTGTGTAACTCTGACAGTTCTTCCATTTCTCTAGCCGTGCCTTCCCAATCTTTATATGTGGAGGTTTGAGTAACAAGAGCTTTGTCAAAGGCTTTTTCTCCTTCTTCATTTGTTGATATATTTATTGTAAAGTAAACATGATTTGCCATGTTATCTCCTATTTAAACTCGGGACCATTATACCACTGAACTAGTGAGTATCGTGTCCCTCTTTTTACTTCAGTAACTCTATGTTGTAGAAAAGAAGGAAAAATAATTACTGTTCCTCTTTTTCTTAACTGTCCTAAAGGCATTTTTAGTTCTTGCCCTTGTGGATTTTTTAGTTCAAAGTTACCACCTTGATAATCTTTTGGATCAGATAAATTAACTGTAATAGATAGTTTTCGAAAAGGCACTGAAGGATTCAAATTTGAATCTGTATGCCAGTTATAAAAACCACCTGTTTTATACTCACCAAACTGTATTTGCTCTTTGCCTGTTACAATAAAGTTCCACGCCTCTAAGTTTGCTAGCGTAGTATATCCTTGTAACATAGTTTCTAAGAAATGTCCTTTCTCAAACCACGATACATTTGATGTTCGCAGTTTTTTATTACTTTTTTGAGAAGTTCCAGTAGCGCCGTATATTCCTGCTTTATCTAATCCATTTTCTTTTCCGAGTTTTATTATTTCATCACAGGCTTCGTCGGATATCCTGTCTTTTTTAGAGTACCAAAAAGGTACTGCATATGCCATTCTTATCATATTTTTCTCCAGCTATCTTTCTGTAAAGTTTCTGAGAAATCATATACGAAAGATGGTTTATCACCTATATATAAAATACCTGCGTAACGCATTGTCATTGCAGGTGGTCTTGGTAATTCAAAAGGAAAAGGTATGCCTTGAATCCACATAAGAGTAGCAACATCTTTATGTTCTAACTTTCCTATTAAGTGATACTTCAATTTTGCACTTTTACTTTTTTCGTAAATGAAAAACTTTCCATTTGAATCTACATAGAATCTTCCTCTATGTTTTATGAGTCCTCCAAAGTCATCTATTTGATACTTTAAATCATATAAATGTTTTATTGGACTTCTTAATCGTCTTTCTCCTAAGGAGTTTCCTTCTATATTCTTGTCGTCTATTACTTTTCCATCACACCACAGCAATCCATCTCTTGTGAGAACATCATCAGTGTGAACTACATAAACTGGAAAACGAATATCATTTAGTTTCATGTCATTGCCATACAAGTTGTCCAGACTTCCCCGTCATGAGTAAGAAAAGGTTCACACCTTTCCCAATCTGTCGGTTCAACAGGAGGTTCTTCATAAGGTGTAGTCGTGCAACTAACTAATAATATTAATGCTAATAATTTTTTATTATCCATATTTTTCTTCAAACTTACCAAAGGAATAATCGTCTCCGACATCAAAGTCACATCCAACTGGACAGTCTGGTATTGACATACCTCTGTCTTTTTGAATACAATTTTTTACAATTGTCATGTAGTCGTCTACATAATCTTCGTCTACTTCAGCAAGAATAGAGTCATGTACAAGAGCAAATATCTTTGCTTTACTACTGTCAATTTCATTATGGGCATCAATCGCTCCGAGTAAGTTTACATCAGAAGCAATAGATTGTACTAGAAAATTAATACCTGATCTTACTTCATGAGATGCAATTCCTCTATCTTCAGAGAATACATTTGGTAATCTTCTCTTTCTACCAAAGTGAGAATATATAAATCCATTATCTTCGATAAATCGTTTTTGATTGTCTAACCATTTTTTCAATCCAGAGAACTGTTGAAAGTAATCTTCAATAACTTCTTTTGCATCATTCATGCTAAAGTATTTTCCTGAGTCTTTGGTGACTTGTTCACTGATTTTCTTTGGTCCAGCTCCATACATGATTCCAAATGTAACGGCTTTTGCCATCTGCCTTTGTGTACCATATAGTTCTGCAACTTCATCTACCTCGCAAGGAAGATTGAAGACGAGCTTTGCAATGTTTGAGTGAAAGTTTCCACCACTTCGGAATACATCCATTAAGTTTTTATCATTTGCAAGCACGGCTGCACAATATACTTCTGCTGTTGTTAAGTCCATTGCAACTATCTTCTTACCTTCTGCGGCTCGAATACATCCTTTTACAATTGGATTGTCTCGAGGAATCTGTTGCATATTCATTTTACCACTTGATGACAACCTTCCAGAAGTTGTTCCGTGTAGGTTGAAACCTGTGCGAAGTCTACTATCTCTGTCAAGTTGTGGGTAAATTTTGTCAAGATATGTACTCTTGATTTTTACTTTCTGTCTTATGTCAAGCACTAACTGAGGCACTTCATGTTTGTCGGCTAACTCTTTTAGCACTTCCGCATCAGTACTGTCCGCACCCGTTCCGGTTTTCTTACCTGTAGGTTTTAATCCTAAGTAATCAAACAATAAAGATCGTAGTTGCATTGTACTGTTTGGATTGAAGTCTTTACCCTGTGAATGTTCAAATTCTTTAATAGCTGGATAAGTGTATAACTTTTGTATAGCTTCATCAATCTGATCTTGCATAAGTACTGAAGATGTCTGTAGTCTTTCTTTATCAAAAGGTACACCATGATCTTGTATATCTGTCAGGAATCTACAGCCTGGAATAAGAATATCTTTATACACTCCATATAATCTATCGTTCTTCACTAGTGCATTTTCAAACTTCTGAAAT